CCATACGAGCAGCAATGGCTTGGGCTTGATCTCGTGGATAGTCGCTAGGGAACTCTACATTACGCCCGTCAGGGAGTTGGATGTAGTACGCCATCAACTATCTCCCAGATTATCGCAGCGGCGCTTGAACGACAGCCCCGGACCCAACTGGACGATCTGACATTGGAAGTCCCCCAGCGCCAGAGCCCAGCCTGAGGAATCTTTGTTCAATTGCTTGCTCTGCGGTGCCAATGCGCTCCAACAGACCAGCAAGCTCTCGCTCTTGCGCTTGTGTCCGGTTCGGATTGCGCTCAAGTTCAGTGCGCTGAATCCTCATCATCTGAATACTGCGGTCAGAGTTAATCGCGTCCTGAATAGACCTAGCCATAGCTCCTGCACCACGAATCTCAGCAGGGGCAGTCGCGCGAGCAGGGTCATAACGCTCGTTGAGGCGGTAGAGGATCGCAAGGTCTTCTTGATTGCCCGGCCTTGGATCGCGACCCATCGCGGCACGGAACAGACGAGCGGCTTCAGGTGGCCTGTCGGCAGCAGCCACGGTCGCGGCGTTGCGCGCCGTCGCGCCAGCCTCACGCAAGCCCGTACGAGTGTCTTCGCGATCCTGACGAAGCCGCTCGATGATCATCTGCTGCCTCGTGGCGAACTCCTGCTGAGACAGACGGCCACGGTAGTAGTCGTTCTGGTTCTGAGCGAGAGCGCCCTGGAGTTCGTCACGGAGGTCCTGACGCTGATCCTGACGAATCTGACCAAGCTGCTGGCTGTAAGCCTGGACAGCAGGCGCTGCCCCTTCACCAATCGCACCGGCAAGGCTCGGGTTACGGGAGCTTGCAATGCGAAGACCGGCTTCGATCAGGGCCATGTTCATGGCTTCATTCCTGCGCGCAGCAGGATCAACGCGCCCTTCCTGCATGCGAGCAAAGAGCGGCGACAGGCGGTCGGCGAACTGCACGCTGGACTGAGACGGCTCAGTGCCTTCAGCAGAACCCGGCCTCAGAGCCTCAATGCCCTGGGGCCGTGTGGCAGGAGCCGGGGTAGGCTGAGCCGCAGCAGGACGGGCAGCAGGAGGTTGAGCCGCAGGAGGCTGGGCGGCAGTCGGCGGAGTCGTGGTGGCTGTCGGAGTGGATGGCCGGACTCCTCTTGCAGCAAGCTCGGAATCAACATTAGGGCGTTCGGGCAGCGATGAAATCATCGCGTCTAGTTCGCTTGCCCTATTAGTAACGGCAGGTTGAACTGCACTAGCAGGAGGCTGAGCAGCGCCAGAAAAAATAGGAGGACCGCCGTATTCGTTTAGGTCAACCGGGCGTCGCACATTCCCAGGCATGGGGCTGAGCGTTGCAGGATTGAGACCGCGACGGAGAAGCTCCATTCGAGCCTCTGACTCAGAGTATCCGGGAATATCGCCTCTCATATAACGCTGAACATCGAGCGCCGACATTTCCTGAAGAGAGCGGCTCGGAGAAGAAAGCTCACTTCTGGTCGGCATGCCAAGCTGAGACAAGCTCACAGCGCCACCACCAGGGAAGCCGTCACTCATCCTAATAACGCCACCTTCGGCATAGCGACGTAGAGAAGCCAGCCCACCGGCAGCCATCTCTTCTGCCCCATCCTGAGCTTCGGGCTCATCGTGAGCAACGATGTCGCGAATGCCGCCATCGTCCTGGGCAAGGAGTTCATCAGCCACAGTGCGATTGGGCTGGCCTTCAGGGGCCTGCTTCGAGCGCATGTCCTTGCGGCGGCGGATTTCAGACAGCACCAGATACGACGGAGCCGTGCTATCCGGAGCCTGCATCAGCCCCATAAGCTGCTGGTCGGAGGCGTTCTTTAGGGCGTCCTGAACTTTGAGCAGATTCATTTAGACCCCCTAGCTACGCATCAGACCAAGGCCAGCGATCCCAAGGCCACCGAACTGAGCCAGCGGATTGGGATTGGCGTAGGTATTCTGAACCGTCGAAGGCTGAACGGGAACGCCACGCAGGATATTCGACATGAAGTTAATGTTCTGCCGCTCGAAGTCGCGCTGGTTCAGAAAATCCTGATACGCAAGGTCAAGCTCGCGCTGCGTTTGTTGCTGCTGCAAGCCGCCCTGACGCTCAAGAGCCTGAGCCTGCTGGAGTGTCAGGCCCTGCCTCTGAGCCCCAACTTGACCAAGCGTCTGAGCCTGCTGGAGAGCGGCAGCCTGCTGGCCCATACCAAGGCGAGCCAGGGATTCCGCACCCTGATATCCAAGGCCCTGCTCTGTGGAGGCAAACTGCCCAAGAAGACCAGCTTGCCGCAGCGCCGCGTCACGTTCCGCAGAGCCAAGCTGCGCCATAGCCTGCCCACCCTGCAAGCCAGCGGCCTGCTGTGCGGCTGTAAGCTGGCCCATAGCCTGTGCGCCCTGAAGACCAAGGCCAGCGCCCGCGAGTCCAAATTGAGCGGCAGCAAGACGCTGCGCTTCGGTCGTTCCCTGCGCCGACATGGATGCAGCACGGTCACGCTCGAACTGAGCCTGCGCGCTCTCAAAGGCACGCTGACGACCAGTCGCTTCAATATCAGACAGGCGCTCGCCTAGGCCGCGCTGGGCAACGCCTTCCTGAATAGCAGAACGATATCCGCCAAACGCCCCGGCTCGGATCGCAGCCGTGTCACGAGCAGCCCGACCCTCACTGAAGTCCCGAACCGCCGCAGCCTTCTGACGAGCCGTGACCTCTTCCATGTAGGGCGACATATACTGCTGGGCTTGGTCACGCCCGAACGCCTGCTGCTGTATGGCGTTTGCCGTATAATCTCCTGCCCCTAGGCCACGGATGGCGGATATCCCAGCAAGAGCCCGGTTCTGCTCGGTCTCCATACCACCACGGCCAAGGGCACCCATCGTGAGACCACGGGCAGTACCAATGTCCCCGGCGCCAGCGCCAGCCGCACCAAGCGCCACATCACGCGCGCCCTGCATCTGCTGCGCGCCACCAAGCAGGCTGCCCATCGTGACGGCACGAGATGCATTGATATCCGGACGGCCAGCCTGAACCGAACCAGCGGCGGCGCGACCAGCAAGATCAAGCTCAGGAGTGCCACGAGCGGCAACGCCACGAGTGATGTCGAAGCCCTGCTGAACGTCAGGGGTGAAGCCAGCAATTCGCTGACCACCATACCCAACATACGGCTGATTGCTCTCGGCCTCAGCCCTGCCCATCATCCGCTCGAAGTATGGACGAGCGTACTCGGGTAGATTGGACTGGTTAACCGTCGATGAGGTAGGACCGCCGCCGCCGCCGCCCATGTCAGATGTCCTTCTCGAACATGATTAGGGCCTGCTTTACCCCGTAAGAATCGAGCATCTTGAGCCAGCCTTTTCTACCATAGCCTTCGATGGCCGTGCATTCATTATCTTCCGCCCACCGGACCAAGACCGCCATCATGGGGTCCTTCCAAAGACGGATGTTTCTGCCCCCAGTGAATAGGGATGTAAGAACCCGTCGCGAAGGATAGTCCGTGATCGTGGTTACTTCGCAGCCGATAACTTCACGGTTATCATCGAAGGCAATCCAAAGCTGCATGTCTGCTCGTTTGAGAGCAACATACACATCGTATAACATATACCTACCATTAGTGACTTTGATGGCAGGAATCAAAAAGCCCTTTACAGAATCCCAGACGCCATCAATGTGGTTCTCCGGGACAAGGCTCACATTCACAGAGTGATCCTTCCGCCAATGGACTTGGGCTGGGCCTTCTTGCCAGTCCTTTCCTGACGGACCTTATCCATCAATCCATGAAGGCGTCGAACGCCATGTTCGGTTGATCCATCACCAAGACCTGAAACTACATCGGAAGGTATGACGAACTCACCATCGGCAAGACGCACCTTTTGACGACCCTCAATTGTACCTGGGACAAGATCATCCATGCCGCTACCAGCACCACGGACACGACCGCCAGTCAGACGGTCACGCAGTAGGGCCAGGGCATCATCGCCAAAGCTCTCACGGAACCGCTCAAGCGCCTCACGAGGACGGGGATGCTCACCTAGCAGCGCAGCCTTGGCCTCGTTCATGAGGTTGGCAGTATAGCCATCCTCGGAACGCATAGAGGCAAGGCCACCCTTGGCGAAGTACCGGAACTCAGGTCCTGCCCCAGCGCGATAACCAGCAGGCGGCGCAGTAAAGCGACGGGGATTGGTCGGGAACTGCTCAGGATAGCGGTTGGCGTCGTAGGGTTCCTGGCCTGGAATGGCAGACTGACCACCCATCATGTCGTTGGCCTGCATTAGCGTGCCGCCGCCAGCAATCAGGGCAGAGAACGGACGGGCCGCGATGTTTTCGCCAAGCTTTGACGCTGCTGCCCCAGGATTACTGGCGATGTTGGAGGCGGTTTCCCCAAAGTTAGAAGCATATGCCGGGGCTGCCGCCAGCCTCTGCCCAAACGTAGGGGCTGCCGTGCCTGTGGCCGAAAAATCCAAAGCCTGCTGCGCGCTCATCTGTGGGCCAAGCATACCTGAACCAGAAGCAACCGCGTCTGGCCGGATTGCCTGCCCAGCAAACCCAGGATCAGCGAATGGCGTTGAACCAGCGGCCCCCACAGACCCAGTGTTTATTGCTCCAGCCGCCCCCTGAGTTGCCGCCGTGCCAGCAGCTTCGCTAGCCGCAGCGCCAGCAGCATCGCCCACGCCAGCCAGAAGCTGTCCACCAGCGTAGGTCGTCGCGCCACTGATAAGGCCCTGAGTTAGAGCCTGCTCGGCAGAAGCGCCGCGTGCAGCAGCCGTGCCAGCGCCAGCAAGACCAGAGGCCGCAGCGCCCACCAGAGGATTGCCGCCACTTAGAACCGTTCCTGCAATGCCAGCCGCAGCAGGGATTAGGGAAGAGAAGTTAAAAGCTTCAGGCAGGCCCGTGTCTGGATTGCGCGTGAAGTCCCGGCCCGTCAGGGCACGAATACCCTCAAGCTCCTTGCGGCTGACATGCACCAGCATGTTGTCGCCGTTCCGTCCGTAGCTGGCTAGAGTCCGGGCAGCATCACGCATGACCATATCCTCAGATTGACGTAGCCGTGGCTATCACAGACGGGATGGCAGGACAAAAGGCAGTCGCCGGTTCTGCTATCAGCCTAACATCCGTGTCGGATACTGCCCACATAATCTGAACGTAATCTCCACCCAGGACGCTGACAACAAAGTTCCAGGCAGGGATAAGCTCACTCTGCTGGCCTTGGATGGAAACCTTGCTGGCGGAGTTTGGAACATCAGTCCCATTCTTCCTGAGCCAAATAAAGATAAGATGGTTTGAGCCAGAGGTTTGATCTATCTGAGCGGAGAACTGCACATTGTATGTGCCGCGATTCTTAAAGGTTATACGGCTGCCACTAATAACGGAAATCTGGTTTGACTCAGCGGTAGTGTTTAGAGTCATGGCGTAAGCTGTATTGGCGGCAGCCGCAGTCTGGGTCGTCGTGTCAAAGAAAGACCCATAGAACCCACTCGCCTCAGCGTAGTTGGGAAACCCCAAGAACGTGCGATCAAGGTTCTGGTCAATCGCTCGCGTAAGCTGATTGCCCCATTCGTAGTTATACTCAATCGTAGGAGTGGGTAGGCGAGTACGGCCAATCATCGACGGCCATCCGACCGGATATCAACGCGCGGCACACCAAGACGCCAAGCCACACCAAGCTGATCGCTCCTTACTCGCAGCGTCAGCATACGACCACGCAGACGGAAGAAGGTCTGGTCCGTGAACTGCTGGATGGGGAGCGTCGCGGTTCGGGTCGTGTTGTTGTTGGCCGTCTGGCTAAAGTTGGAACCAGAGAAGTCCTGCGCCTCAAGGACGAAATCCACCGTTGGGCTTAGGGCAGAACTGTTCCTGAAGTCCAAGTCAGGAATCATGCGCCACGCAAAGCCAAACTGCTCACCCTGCCCAATCTCAATGGGGGAGCTTTCAATGTAGGCCACGACAGGAGAAGGAGGATTGGTCGAGCCATCATCCTGCCCAATCTCGTGGAAGTAGACATAGCCATCGACAGACGCCGCACGGGGGAAGTCCTCAATGCTCCGGTCAATCCAGGCTGTGCGAACGATTGTGCCTACAGTCCAAACTCGCTCGTTGTAGTTATAGACAACGTAGCGGTTGTTCTCGTTTGAGTTGGCAGAAGGGTAGAACCACCACACCTCATTGAACGACATATTGCTGCCAGCCGTGATCTTCTCGGCTTGGTTCAGGTTGATGTCGTTGAAGACAAAATCCTTGACCGAGCAAGGCAGGCCAATCGCGCGACCGTCGTACTGGAAGAATCCATTCTGCCCCATCCAGAACGTCACGTCGTTTGCAGACACAACGGCCTGTGGAGCCAGAAGTGAAGTCAGGGCGATACGCGCAATTGAGTATTCAAACGGAGCGCCAATGTAGCGCAGAGAGTGAAGGGCATCATCAGTCCAAACAAGAATCTCCTGCTTGGTCTCGATGGCAGACACAAACTCAGTGCCGGTTGGAATGCGAATGCCGCCAGCGGAGTTGGTCTCCAAAGGAGTCCAAACGGCAGGGTTCTCCGTATCAGACCAGCGGATCAAAAGGCGATCCTGAACGCCAGTCACGATATCCGAGCAGCCGAATGCGATAACCTTCCGGTCTAGATCGGAGACAATGATCTGTCGCGCAATTCCTGGGACATCAGACGCTCCACCAAGAGACGACAAAAGCACCGCTCTAGAGCCAAGGCCGCTAGAGTTTGCCCAGTAGTAGATGGCAGCATCACGAGGATTGATGACAAGGTTCTGCCCGAAGTTATCGGCAGACCACAGGCGCAGTCGCGTCCCTGCAACCTGGGTATTAGAAGCAGCGCCCCAGCCCGTGCCGCTAAAAGCGAACATCGTCGTTGAGGAAACAGTCTGCGACACGCTGACTGTGTAAGTGCCGACGCCGCCAGTGCCTGTTCCAAGCGCCGTGATGTATGTGGCAGAAGAACCAGGGGGACTAGCCGACACGCCGGTTCCAGTAACCAACTGCCCAATAGCCAAAGTTCCAGACGAGACCGCCGAGACGGTCAGCGTTGTGCCGCTGATGGAGCCCGTGAAGGTAACACTGGTTCCGGGCAGAACGCCGCCCCAAGTACCAGCGCCCCAGCCGTTCGCATACAGCGTCGTGTCCAAACCAGTGTTGATTTGGAAGACCGCCGTGACGGAACCGCCGCCAGTCGCCGTAGAAGATGCGGCAGACGGAGCCGTGATGGTGAACGTGGCCGACGTAATCACATCGACAATCTGGAACTCGCCATTCAGGGTCAGACCACCAACAGCACTCGCACCAGAGAAGGTCACGAAGTCACCTAGGAACGCTCCGTGACTGGGGATCGTCACAGTGACTGTCGTTGAGCCGCTCGTCGTGGAAAAGGGGTTGCTCTGCGTGATCGTCGCCCGAATAGGCGTGATATCGTAGAGCGTGCCGCCGCGCTCGATGTAGTACTTGAGGTTCGTGCCAATCCCAAGAAAGTAGCTGCCCGTCAAATCGGAGAACGGAAACAGGTTCCTGGCCGTGCCAAGAAACGCCTGTAGGGTTGCGCGCTGCCAGCCTCCAATCTTCTCCGGGAATGTGGAGCGAAAGCGCACTTTGTCGGAGTCGGACCAAGACCCGGACGTAGAGTACCGAGACCCGTCGTGCATAACCCCAGGCGCGAATTGGAGCTTGGTGAGTGGCATCTTACGCCTTCACGATGTTCACGAGGCGCGATTGGGCTTCGAGCGCCACGAACTCATGGGGTTCATTGGGACGCCAGTCTAGCACATCGCCAGCCTTAACTTCACGTTCCCATCCTGTCCCACGAGTAAGGAACGAGCCCCTTGATACGACAGTTATATGTACATCAGCCTCTGTGTGCGTATGCATGGGCAGCATATCGCTAACTTCAGGGAAGTCGTAGATCGACCCCATCAGCTTGCCGAGTGTGAAGGGTTTGGCTTCTAGCATTAGAGAACCGCTGGGCCACCACCTTCGGGCGGCGCAACAGGCTCAGAAGGAGGCGGCGGCGGATTCGGATCAACCGGCGCGCCATCCACCCAAGCCCAGCCGATGCTGACCGGACCATCCCAGGGATACAGTTCGCAGCCTTCCGGCGGCGCGTAGGGCGTGACGCCATCCCAGTCGATGATGTTCACGACGACGGCGTTCTGCACCATGCAGTAGTTCATGGGCTTATTCTCCGAGTAGAGCTTTATGAGGCTTTCGGGATTAGGAGCGCCGGGCGGCGCGAGCATCGACAGCAGCATCACGAATACTCGTAGACGATGATGTAGCCTGCGCCGCCGACCGCGCCGGGTTGCACGCCCAGGGCGCTGCTGCCAGCAGTTCCGCCAGCACCAATGGTCACTGTCTCGGTCGCGCCAAGGCCAGACGCAAGATAGCGAATGCCAGTTTCGCCCTGACCGCCACCACCGCCGGCCCAAGTCTGACCAGTGCAACCGTCAAAAAAACTACCAGCGCCACCGCCGCCGCCACGAGCCCCGGCAGTACCGCCTGCGACATAGCCGCCTCTGCCTGCCCCTTGCCCACCTCCGGTGCCGCCCGTTTGGCCCGAAGCGCCAGTGCTACCAGACTGCCCTGGTATCGCAATGGTAGCGTTGGTTCCGCCGGTTCCGCCAGCGCCGCCAGTGCCGGGTACGAAAGCTGTGCTGCCTCTTACACCACCAGTTCCACCAACCGCGCTAACCAGCGATCCAAACGAAGTAGTGCCGCCATTGCCACCATTAGAGCCGCCACCACCAGAGCCGCCACCACCGCCACCACCCACAGCGATGACCACAGCGCGCGTCACGTTGGCAGTACGGGTGTAGGTGCCGCTGGAGGTAAAGACTTGGACGTTGAGAAGGCGCCCTTCCGCGCTAAGAGTATTGGTCAGTGAGCCGCCAGACAAAGAAAGTCCAGTTCCTACACTGATCTCTTCAATAGCGCCTGCGCTTGCCGTGGTTCTGCCCAGCAGTCGAGACGTATTCATGGTGATGTTAGAAGAGCCGACAGCGCCAGAAGCGGCAGAGCTAATCGCAGTACGGGCAGCAGCAGAATCAACTGCCGTAAAGACCGCGCTACCAACCGTGGTTGCGCCAAGTGCAGTCCTTGCGGCGCTCTCTGTCGTGGCTCCAGTGCCGCCATTTGCGATAGCGACAACGCCGCTTACGTTTGTGGCGGTAGTGGCGGTAGTGGCTGTGGTAGCTGTGGTTGCGCTTGTAGCGTTTCCAATGAAGCCGCCAGGAGCAGTGATTGATCCAGTGACGTTGGCGTTGCCGCTTACAGTCAGTTTGTTGGTGGGAGAAGTTGTGCCGATGCCGACGTTGCCGGTAGGAGTAATTCTAACATGTTCAACGCTATTTGTATAAAACTCCACTTGCCCATCAAGGGACGAAAACATACCAGAATCGTTGTCGCCGCTGTTGCCATTAAACGCGTAGCCGTTGTTGTTTATTCCTCCAGACCCAGGCGCGCCTCCCCTAGCGCGGATACCGCCATTAACTTCAAGGCTTGATCCGGGCGATGCTGTACCAATGCCAACATTGCCGCTAGAGTCGATCCGCATGCGTTCTACGCTATTGCCGACCCACCGCTGAACCGCTGATCCGCCAGCTTGATAGGTCAGCAAATTGCTCGGCTCATGCAAAATAGTCAGTGTAGATTGCGTGGAGTCACTCAACACCAGAGACGGGCTATTTGGGGGAGAAATAACAACCAATTTCGACGCGGCAGTGGAGTTCGTGCCGATGCCGACGTTGCCATCCGCCGTTACAACAAATGGCGTCGCATCCGGGTTCGCGCTGTCTTCAACTAGCAAAGCGTTTCCGCTGCCAATTTGGGTAATGCGAACGGCGCTCGTTGAACTGTTGGCAGAAATAACAGCACTAGAGGCGGTGATAGAGCCTGCTGCAATATCCCCGGTAGTCGAGTTGATTGCTACAGATGCCAGTACGACGTTTGTCCCGTCGCAGTACATAAGCTGCGTGAAGCCGTTGGCGAGCGTGACGCCAGTCCCGGCAGAGGTTTTAATCAAAATGCTCTGGCCGCCCGTCGTCGCATTACGGACGGCGTAGAACTTGTTGCTTGTCGGGACGACCAAGTTTCGTGTGGCAGAAAGCGTTCCTGCCACAACGAGAACCGCATTACGCGCTTCGTCTGAAATGCCATTGCCGCTGACCAACGTGTAGTTGGCGTCAGCCATAGTGATGTTGCCGACGCCGGTAATCGCCTGCTCAAGCAGGGTGCCCAGGTTCGTGTTCGTCGTGTTGCCCCAGTTCGCAGCCTGCTCACCGTTTCCGATAAGCTCAAGCCGCAGGGCAGGCGAAAAGGTACTGGGCATTTATCCTACCTCAGCAGGAGATGGTGTAGGTGACGGTCAGCGTATCGCCGCTCAGGACGCTGCGAGCAACCGCAAAGTCCGTCGCAGAGAAGAGCGTGCCGGTAGTGCCGCCCTTGGTGTTGGCACCAGCGCCGGTCACAATAAAGCAACCACCAACCGTCGCCGTGCCGTTGATGTTAAAAACAGCCGGGGAGGCCGAGTTGTCGGTCGAGCCGCCAGACGGAACCGCAGCCGTGAAGGCAGGACGAGTTGCGTTCGAGTAATCTGTAATCTCGGTCCACGACTTCGAGGACATCGTATCAGCGGCGCTGATCGAGCCAGCCGTCTTGAGGCCAACGAAGAAGGCCGCGTTGTAGGCCGAGCCACGGAAGTACTGGTTGAGAATGTCGTTCTTGCCAACCGTCACGACGAGGTTGCTCAGGTCGTCTTCCCATCGGACGGAGCCATCAGCCGCATGGCAAACCACCTTGAACGCACCAGACACGCCAATGTGGTCAACCGCATCATGACGGGCATTTAGACCGGCGGCGGCTGCGTCCGAGAGTGGAAGGGTATCTTCGGGGTTCATCTCAGCTATTTCCTATTGGGGTCCAAGTTGCTGTCACGGGGGAAATGGGAGTCCAGGGACTGCCCTCTCCTGGGATAATCGGATTCCAGCCCGGATTCGGATTCGGTATCGGGTCCCACCCTCCGTATCCTGCCCCAACATCTACGAAGGTGATTGTATCCGAGGCAGACGCGAGCATGCTAGCGATATTTGCCGCCACATCCGTCAGCACTATGGAGTCGGAAACCAGCGTCGGCATTACCAAAATGCCAGCCGCAAGGTCCGTCAACACGATGGCGTCAGATGCGCTCACTGCTGCGGCGAAGCTACCAACCGCCGCGTCTGTAAAGGTAATGGAGTCTGATACACTCTCTAGGAAGGCAAAACCTCCCGAGGACTCATCCGTAAAAGTTATTGTATCAGATGCTGCCCCCAGGAAATTATAGTTTGCGGCCCCGGCATCGGTCAGCGTCAGGGTATCCGAGGCGTCAGCAAACCACCCAAGAACCACAGCCCCAGCATCAACAAGGGTCAAGGTGTCAGAGGCGCTTGCAGTCCCACTAAACACCCCTGCGGCGACATCAGACAAGACAAGCGTGTCCGATGCGGCGGCGACACCCGACAGGGTGCTGTTGGCAGCATCCGATAGAACTATCGCGTCAGTGGCACTTGCATAATAGAAGTTTGCAAGACCACTAAACGCAGAGTCGCTAAAGGCATAAAAGCCAAACATTAGCGCGCAAACACCAAGATGCTCACGGAGCCCAAGGCAGCGGAGGCGTCACGACCGGAGGGTTGGCGATAGCAGCAAGCTGCGCCGCCACATTGTCCGTCAGCGACTGCACCTGTTCCGGGCCAAGAGCCGCCTGCACCCAACCCACAACCTGAGCCTGCGTCAGATCAGCGTAGGGCGTAAAGGGCGTGCCTTCCTCGTAGGTCAAACCCACGCTGCCGTAGACAGTCGCGGTGTTTGTGCCGTCCGTGCCGTTGAGGCGCCAATGGGCCGTAAAGACCACATCAGTATAGCCATCCTTCTCGGGATAGCAGTCAGGCTGCTCAATAATCCAAACGTAGGTGTTAGGCATCGGAAGGCTCCTGCTGCGCGATCTGGGCCTGCGCCTGTTCGCGGATTTTGGTCACAAGCTCAAACACGGAGGCGTAGGGCATCTGCCCAAGCGCCTGCATGATCGTGTTGATCTCGGGGAGGGTAAGTTCGATCTTCACTTGTTGCTCTCCAAAGCTGCAACTTTCGCGGTAAGTTCCTGAACGGCTTTGACCAGCACCGGAATAAGCGTCTGATAGGCAACGCTCATGTACTCCGGTCCCTGCTGCACAACGCCTTCTACGTAAGGCTGGTCGGCCAGCGCCTCTTGCAGTTCCTGGGCGATGAAGCCCGGCTGAAGGGAGCGATCCTTTGACCAGCTTTCCTTGTAGCGGAACTGCACGGGCCGAAGCTTGGCAACGACATCTAGGCCAGAAGCGATAGGGGCAATGTCGTCCTTAATGCGCGCGTCGGAGCCGTTGGTGTAAGCGCCTGCGCCCCAAACGCCCGTGCCGTTGACCTGAAGGTTGAACGCTCCCTGGTCAGTCGTCCCAGCTATGTAAACCTCGCCGCCAGCGGTGATACGCATGCGCTCAGCAGCATTAGTGCCGAAGATCATCGCCGTATTGCTGTCGTTGTAGACGTAGGCTGCTGAGTTGTAGCCTACAAACAGACCGGCAGAAGTCAGGCCGTTGCCAAGGAAACGCGCGCCTGATTCACCAGCAGCGGCAACAGTCAGCCTTGTGCCCGGAGACGAAGTACCGATGCCGACGTTACCTGTCGATCCAACGATGCGGATACCGCTTGTGGCGTTGGCCCAAGGCGCGATGACAAAGGCCCCGGTATCAATCGTGCCACCATCGAAGATGATGCCGCCATCCCCGGCCTGAACAATATTGTTGTTGCTGCCTGCGCCCATAGAAGGACGAAGCATGACGGTCTTATTTGTGGCGCCGCCAGCGACGAGAATGCCATTGGTGCTGTCAGTATTGCTAGTATAGACAGTAAACTTGGAGCCCGGAGACGACGTACCGATGCCGACGTTGCCCGACCCGTCGATCCGCATGCGCTCGGCGCCGTTTCCAACCCAGCGTTGGATTGCCGTTCCAACCACTTCGTAGGTCAGCAGGGTGCCACTCTCATGCTTGAGATACCAAGTGCTTTGAGAGTTATCGGTCGCGATGATTGACGTACCCAGAGCAGGCGCCACAATACTCAGCCTAGCGCCCAATCCTGTCGTGCCGATGCCGACGTTGCCGCTGGTGTCTATGCGGACGCGTTCAGAGTTGTTTGTTGTAATGATGTAGGAGTGATTTGTACTCGTGCCAGTCACGCCAAAGTTAGCGTCTACATAGGACACTATAGACGTTGTGTTATTAGCCAAGCGAATAGCCGGAACACCGACATCGTATACATCCAGCTTTTGTGCAGGCGACGACGTGCCTATGCCGACGTTGCCGCTGCTGGTGATGCGCATGCGCTCGGAGGTGCCTCCAGTGCGGAAAATAAGATTCTGGTTCGCTATTTCAGACACAAGCGAAGCAACGCCCGTGCCGACAACATCCGAAAACACAACAGAGTTGGAGGCAGAGGCGCTCCCAGAAAGATCGAGAACGGCGTTTCTGTTTACGCTTTCAACTGCGAGCGTGGCATTAGAGGCAACATTCCCGGTGTTTGCGTCGTTGTACAGATGAAGGCTGCGGCCTAGAGAAGAAATTGGTGCCGCTGTACCGATGCCGACGTTACCGCTGGCATCGATCCGCATGCGCTCGGTGCCAGAAGAGCCTGTTGAAAAAGAAAGAAAATTAGAAGCGTCGGCGGTAATTCGCGCCACTTCAACATTATTAACATTATAAAAATCGTAAGTTTGCTGCCCAGTGGGAGCAAAACGCTGGAAAGCTGCGTACCCGCCCGTGCTGCGGCTCGCAACGATATTGTTGCCGCCGGAGCTTACATCTAGCCTTGCGCCCGGCGACGACGTGCCGATGCCGACGTTGCCGCCAGAAGTAATTCGCATAACTTCAACGCCAGAAGCAGAGCCGCTTGGCGAAGTGAGAAATGTGATGTTTGAGGAAATATCAGTGTCAGAAGTGTAAGTTTCGACATTTCCCCATATCTGGGAAAGAGACCTTATATTTGTGCCACCGAATCCC